GTATTCGCAATAGTTTCTTTCTTCCATTTCTCATCTCGGCCTGGTACTTCTGACCAATGAACCTCGATAGGTATATAACTATTTCGTTTTTCTTCTGCTTCTGTCCATATCTTATAGAACATATTCATACCGTGTGGTGTGGAAACAATCATAACCTTAGTTGTTTTACCAGAAGAAATTGTGGGATAAACTGAACTAAAGAATTGTTCTGCTACGTTACTGGGTACATACGCAAACTCATCAAGAAATATAATATTATAACTACCACCACGAACGGCAGATGCTGAAGTAGATGACGCCAAAATTTTAGAACCATTTTCAAGTTCAAGACTTCCTTTGTTCCAAGACATAACTCCTTGTTGTAACCACTTGGGAAGATGTTCATACGCAAGTTGCAATCTCCCCAATAAATCTCTCGCAGTTGCGGCCTTGTTTGCAAGTATAGCAATATTAACTGCTGGATTGAATAAAGCATAGTGTAACAAATACGACACCATTGTTGTAGACTTACCAGACTGTCTAGGTAATTTGCATATGGTAAAACGATTACTGTGAAATGTACCAACCATTTCTTTTTGAAAGGGGTACATCTTAAAAGGTACTAAACCCTCATCAAGATTAATTATCTTCACATAGTTTTGAATAAAGTATAGTGGGTCTTCCATACAGTTAGCATATTCTTGCAGTTGTTTCTTAGTCCAGTTCTGTTGTACATTGGCCTTTTTAAGATTTGGATTACCTAGATAAGTTTCCATAAAATTTATTTTCTCTTTCTATTCTTTCTTCTAATATATCAGTTGTTACTTTTTGGTAATAATTACTCTCTTTGCACCATTCATTATATCTATCAACACATTCAGAAAAATTCTCTATCTTATTTCTTTTATCAAGTAAAGTATTCATTTTTAATGGAACACCCCACAAGAGTCTTTTCTGTTTTACTAGAGTACTTATATGTTCTTCAAACCTTACAGATTTTAACAGTGAACCTAAACCAATATTATCAACACCAATATTACTAAGATTGTATGTTGTCTTATTATATTCATCAAAACTTATACCTTTCATTTCATGTTCTATTCCAGTTAATTGCCAAAGCATGTGATCTGTATTGTATGCAAATTCATTATAATCAACTTCAATAGCTGTAGGAAAATACTTATCTACCCACCACTTATATCTAAGGTATACTTTTAGTTTTTTTTCAAATATGTGTAAATGAACTTTGTAGTTTTCATCTTTGACATTACTTCTATGTTCGTCTACACTAAAAACATTTCTAATCTTATTATTATCTCTAATACCCCAACTTAAAGCGTATTCAAATGGATCTCTTGTACAATAAAAAATCTTTTGATAATGTTTGTTTAAAAAAGGATACCACTCTCGTGTACCACCAGCTTTTTTACCAGCCATTACAGCTCTTTCTTTCATCACATAATGTGCTAATCTAGAAACTAAAAGACTTCCAGTATTGTTTTCTAAGAGTTGTATAACTCTTTCTAGTGGTTGTCCATATCGTATATATGTGTAATCAGGGCCTCTAGGTACTTTGTGTACAATTTTTACAATATTGTTATTGTATAATTCTAATCCTGCAGCTATTTCATGTGTATTAGTATAATCTAATCCAGCACTATTTAAAAATACTGTAAGACTTCTTTGTAAGTAGGTTGAACCTACTCCATCTGGAGTCAATATCAAATAATTCATACATCACTTTCCTTTTAACATCTTTTGTAATTCAGCAGTTGAACCAACAAACAATGCATTAGTAACATTCTTAGGAGCATTATTGGGTACTTCTTTAAGTTTTCTCATCTTCTCTTGTAAGTCACCCAACTTCTCTGTTACTTCTGCTACTTGTTTTATGAGATTACCAGCAACTTCATATGCTCTTGGATGGTCAGATTCCTTTGCAAGTTCTAATATACCATCAATTGCATGAGAACCCTTTTCTACAAGATTATAAAAGTTCTCTCGTTGATACTTGTAATCATTTTCAACGTCACCCCAATCTTCTCTTTGACTTTTCTTTGGTGTAACATCTATAAGGTCTTTACCTTCTTCGATAGGTATACCCAGAGATTCTGCTATTTCAATACTCATAACTAACTACTAGGTTCGCCGTCCTCAAAGAATGAGGTCGTTTCGTTAAATCCAAAATCATCATCATCTGCACTTGCGCCTACTGGTGATGGTGTAACACTATACTTCTGTTGTCTAGTTGGTGTATTCTCTGGTAAGTCAGTATACTGGTCAACTGTTGCAGTTTTGATAACTGCCTGTGACGTAACTGGGCCATATAAGTAAAATTTACATGTGAAAGATAAGTTATAGATAACTGCCCTTCTCTCTGCAAAGTCTCCTTGATAACTATCCTCGTAACTGATATCGTTTAAAACAATCGGTACATCTCTTTTGATTCCCATATCAACCATATCATTGATTGTCAATGTGTAGTCTGGTTGAAAGTATGGTAAAATTTGTTCTACGATTTGTAGTGCATCGTCTGATTGTTTTGCCATAATGTATAGTGTAAAATTCAAATTATATGGAACAGGCATATATTGCATATCCATTCTATTTGATTTAGCATCACTACCACTATCTTTTACTCTTTTGAATTTCTGTACACGATTTAATTTTCGTGTGGGATCATAAGTCATTCCAGTAATTTCAAATCCAATTCTAGGTAAAGTAATTGCAACCTTGGATGCTAAACTTGGGTCTTGATTAAGTCTAGCTAAAAACTTTTGTTGTGGGCCATATGCCAATGGCACCTTCATTGATTGAGTCACTTTTCCGGCATTATCTTTTCTAACAATACTAATATTATTAAATAATGAACCGAAAGAGACTACCACTTTTCGCATACTTTCGTGGTAAAATTGTTGTCCTAACATATCTAAGCTCCTGCATCACCAAATGGGTTTCTCTCACTGAAATCAAGAATATTCTCATTGGTTATTTGTTGTGTTATAAATTCATTTTGTGCCGACTTATCACTATCCATGTCACCTACTATATATTCTTCTGAAATTAAGTAACTGTTTGTTCCAGTATCAGCATCATTCTCTAACTGTAGAGAACCTATTTCATTCTCTAGTGTAAATTGATACACTAGAGCATCAGTACTATTGACATCTTCGATAGAATCAATTGCTTCAATACCAGTATCTAATCTACTCATATCGTATTCGTACTGTCTGCATCTTAGTTTGTAAATAGGATTGTTATCTAGTTGATGAAATGGAGCATCATGGTCAACAAAACCAATCTCAAACATTTTACCCAATACTGGATGATAAACCAAATCGCCTTCTAAAGGTCTATCTGCATCTGTAGCATCGGTTTCGTTTAGAAGATAATGGTAATTTGTTCCAAATGTTTCAAACTGTGTTCCATCGGTAATTGTTCTGGTTGCATCTTCCAGTTCGATTGAACCACCAGTAGTATCTGTACCATCTTCTATTGTAAACTGTTTAGTTAATTCTTGAAATCTTTCTTTATGGACAACAAATGTAATTTCATTTCTATTGTCCAAACCAAACTGTGTCATTAATTCTTTATCACCAGCATATCCACTTTCGGCATCCTCAACATACATCTCTATGGGTTGTTGATTTCTATACTTTGCAAGAGAATCTTCACCAAGAACATTGTCTAAAGCTACAGCTGTTCTGTCCACATAATACACATCATGACCGTGTATTTGGATTGCTTCTTTTATCAAGTCTTTATATAGGTTTCTCTCACTTGCAATACTTGTTAAGTTACTCGTATGAAATGCCTTATTGACTGCCATAGTTTATCCTATCATATAGTTAACTGGAGTTTCAAACATTAACTGTATTGTTTCTTCGAGTTTATTGATTTCTTCTTGGGCTTGTGAATAAATTGTTTCGCCATTCATAGTTACACCACCCAACATTGCGACACCACTAAATTTTGAAAGGTTTGCACCCCACTGCCTTTTTATCAAAGCCGTTGCATATCTTTTTAGATAGATGTCATCGAATATATCTGTATAGGTTGCTGGATCTAATTTGCGATAACACTCAATGATTAAAAACTCATCTTTTGTTACTGCCTGAACATCCATATCCAGATATAATCTATTCTGGTGTTGGTTAAATCTAATTGGAACTTCTCCTACCAATATGTGTGATAGATGATCTAATTGTTGCATAGTCATTTCATATGATATAATAGAAGTAGAACTAAAATCAAAAAGGTCATTTAATCTCATTTGGTATCTAATATCAAACATACTGTTTGTGGATGAATCATCAAATGGAAAGATGTTTAAAACTGAAACCACAGAAGATGGCATCGGTATAAAATTTTGGCCTTCTAGAAAAGAACTAGTAATAGTACTGTCTACTGAATCTGTTCCAGTAGTGCTTGCATTAGTTGACCATCTTGTGATATCAGCAGATGTAATTTTATATTTTAAATACATTCTTTCAATACCATCGTAATGATACTGTGCAAAAAATTGTAGTGCTTCGTCTATTCTATCATCGCCTTGGTCATCACTAATATTAATATCAATTACACCCTTACCCAGATTTCTAAGGCAATATTCTTTAAATGTAGATTTGCTTGTTGGTATTGCCATGTCTATTCCTCTATATTGAATATCTCTGTTACAGCATCATCAAAATGTGATGGATGCCCAGGGCCATCATGTCCATCTGGTTTTTCCTTATATGGTTGTGTTCCATTTGTCGCAGTTCTTCTAGCGGCTGTATCCCAAACTAGAGCTCTAAACTCTTTTTTTTCATCTGCATCTCTGAACTTTATGACAATCCAAATGGCACCATTAGATAAAGTTTCAATACCATAGTTTACATAGTCATCGGATTTGCCATTCATAAAAGTAGTGGTTCTTCCTTTTTCAGCATCAGAAACTGCAGCATCTCCGCTCAATCCACCTAAGTATCTAACCATAATAGGAGCAGTATATTTTTTTGCCATGTAATTCTCCTTTATACTATTTATAAGAAAATATTAGTGTATGTTATCCAATCTGGATCATTAGATGCTTCTCCTACAGCTCTAAGTTCTAGATAATCTTTTCTATATTTGGTATCTTTAAAATGTTTACCTTTAACCTTACCGCCCATATGATTTGGAAATCCGTGGTGAAGATTTGGTAAATATTTTTTTTCTGTTGGTCGCCATATTGGTTTCATATCTTGTTTATGTTCTTCATTTAAGTATTTTACAATTAAATATAAATGTTTTTTAGTATTTGATAATACCCAAAAATATGACTGTTCCGTTTCTTGTAAATAAACATCAATTTCTGTTACCCAAGGATTGACCTTCTTAAACTCTTCTACACTATTATAGAGTCTATTCTCACCCTCTGCTACTCTTATCCTTCTAGCATGTTTCATCGTAAGCAGTCCATATTGTGATACCTACTTTTTCAGTGTTTTCTGGTTGATATCCAGACACATGTAATTGTGTACTGTTCCAAGTAACCACATCACCTACTTTCCAATCATATACTTGTTCAACACTCAATCCAGTAAGTTCTTCTCTTGTAACATGTTGTAAGTATTTTTTATAATGTTGTTCACTAATATTAAAAGTTTTTAAAGAGTTTAGATAGTGTGTGTAGTCTGTGTGAGGCCAAGCAGGTTCACCATTTCCAAACTTTTGTCTGTGTTTATGTTTACGCCAACTAACACTTTCAACTTCATACGAATGCTGATTAAATAAAACTGTACTTGCAGAACCCTTTATATCTAATGGTATGATTATTGTTTTCCATGGCATATATACTGGACATTTACCATCTCTTAACCAACGAATTAATTTTCCACCATTATTAGTTGGTGGGCCATCTTCATATTGTTTATCTAGATAGTTCCAGTTGTCAGTATGAATTGTAGACCACACTCTACCCTCTGGAACATGATACAATCTACCACTAATAAATCTCCACTTTGTAGATTGTAAACACTCATCTATTAATGGTTTTAATATATCTTCAAACTCCTCTAGGTCATAAGGAAACCTAATATTACCAGTTCCTTTTTTATGTTGTCCACCAGCAACAAATTGTCTTTCTTTATGTGTGTCTTTCCATGTTTGAAAAATATGATCCAAATCTTTTTTGGATATCATATTAGAATATATCTTACTAGATGTTTCTCTTTCTTTCATAAAATCATATTGTTCTTGTGTTCTTAGTGGTGGAAGTTTCATGGTTGTATACTCACTTCCTTTATTCTGTGTGGTTGTTTAATTATCCACTCAATAATATCAACAATATAATCTGGCGACATCTTTTTCTTTTCATTCCATTTTGGTTTGTCGACTCTAGGTGTGTCTACTAAACCCAATCTTAGATTCGTGATGTCGTGGCCAAGGTAAAATAATTGTTCAGATGCTTTGTCTAATGCACCTTTCTCTACAGCATAAATATGTTTTTTCTTTTTTATCCCATCACTAGAATTAGAACTTATATTAATAATTTTACCATCGTGTATATCCACAAGTTTATATAATAAGTTTACTTGTGAAAAACCATCATGTGCATTGTTAATAAAAATATCTGGTTCGTATTCTTGTATTGCAAAAAGTATTTCCTCTCTATTATAATCATCTGATATGTCATGATCATTACTTCTTGAAAACCCCACAGTGTTTGGAAATCTTTTGCATATTGCTTTGCCTATGCCTGATGTATGTCCAGTTAATGCTATCTTCATTACAAAACTCCTACTATGTGTGTTCTTACTTTGTGTCTGTGGGCATTTACTGCCGTATGTTCTCTTGTTGTGTCTAAAATATAATGATTACCATTTGCTGGCATTTGTATTATTTCTTTCATCTCTACTACGAAAAAACATTTCATATTTGTTTCTATGGGTAAGTGAAATCTTTTTGTGGGGTCTTTATGATACGAATAGTTCTCTTTTGGGTCTAATCTTAAAACTCTAGTTCTAACTAAACTATGAACTTTCATAATTTCATTTATAATTGGTAGGTCAAAGATAGGATATGTTAGTTCACTTTCTTCTATAGACATGTCTTTTATTTTACCACATCCTAACATATAATCTTTATTACCTTTGTAACTCTGTAAACATATTTGTTTATCCCACTCTGGTAATGTTGATAATTCTTTTTTTATCGATTCTAAATCATGCATAATCTATCCTAGCGTTTTTATTTAGTAAACCAAATAATACAATACCTATTCCCACGATTATACAGATACTAAGTGTGGGATGGTTAAACCAAATGTCATTACTAAAGTATTTATTATTATAAAAATACATACCTTGTAGTTTTTCTACGCCAGATAAAAACTGATCGTATATGATAAAGGATAAAATAAATGCCGGTCTACTAAATTTATATGTCCTCATACCCCAACCAATTATGGACAAAATAAACATCAAGAATAAATCCTCCTCCCATGTAATCCACCCACTGTACGACAATGCTGTGTAGATGGTCAGTAGTGTCAGAGGTAATATCCACCAATATGGGTTTATATATAAAACCTTTGAAAGATACCTTGCACCCCATATTAATCCAATACCAGAGATTATAGTTCCAAGAATATATCCCCAGAAAATTGTTCTAAAAAACTCTTTATCTTCTAATAAAGATGTAGTACCTACATCAAAACCTAAGTATACCCATAGCGCAGTTAAGTATGCATACATTTTATTGCCTGGGATACCAAAAAATAATGTGGGAAGTAATGCACCAATCTTACCAGAATTGTTTGCCCCTTCTGATCCAATTACACCTTTGATATTACCATTACCAAACTTCTCTGTTTTGTGAATTGAGCGTGTGATTGAGTATGACATCCAATCACCAGTTCCACCACCACCACCAGGCATGATACCACCAATGAAACCTACCCATCCACCAATCATTGCTGTCCATTTATATTTCCAGACATCAACAATACCTTCCCAAGTTTGTTTATTATGTTCTTTAATTTCTATCTTTTTAAATTCATGTTTTACGATAAGTGTTTCAATCATCTCTGGTATAACAAACAATCCTACACCCACAAGAACAAGTTTAACCCCATCGTTTAAATAAGTCCAACCAAGATTGTATGTTTCATTTGTCCATTCGTTCAAACCAATTTGAGATAACCAACATCCAAATATTACTGCAGCGATACTTCTCACTGTATACTTACTTGTTATGACAGAGACTAAACAAAAGGATAAGAATAAAATACCAGTTAACTCTGGCGTTCTTACAGCGTCATTGATTTCCATGTACAGAGGAAAGAATGAGAACCCTATAAGTCCAAAGATTAGTCCGTTCATCATTGATGTGAAGAGTGCAGAAGATAAAGCATAAGATGCTCTACCTTGTTTTGCAAGTGGATATCCATCCACCATTGTTGCAGCCGTTCCGTTTGCGCCAGGCACACCTAATAGAACACTTGCATAAGAATCACCTATGGAACATGCAACAACTGTAACCATAGAAAAAAGGACAAAGAGATACTCTGCCCCATCAAAAAAATTTACTACACCGAATAGTAATAGAATTGCTTTACCAGCACCAGCAGATGGTACAAGTCCAATAAGACCACCATAAACACAACCTAATGTGATTATGATGGCCCATTGATAAACTTCTTCTAGTTGAAGAATGTACTCCACTTGATAGTCACCTTCTCACCAAAAACTTCTCTTGTAGTTTTGATATCATTAAGCAATTCTTTACTGTTTATCGCACCAAAGATTGCAAGTTTAGAGTTGTTAGCATCAACACCAAGTGCCCATGGATATTTACCTAGTTTCTTATCTAATTTCTTTTTACTAGTTTTGTTTTTCAACATAGTAGCAAACGTCTTGATTAGAACATCAGTATGTGGATTATTTTTTGGAAAAAATACAGTTTTACCCAAACCACTTCTTGTCTTTAGAATAATTGCATATGCATCATAATAACGACCAGACGGTACTTGACCCCACTTCTCTTCATAGACAGTATTAAACCATTTCTCTGGCATAGCAGGATCTGGATTAATCTCTCCATTTAAAGAAACCCCATGAGTGTACCAGACTTGAGTTTTCCCAGATTTGATACCACCTTTATAGGTTTTAATCATATGAGAAAACCCATCTCTTGTGACATCAATCTCACCGTTAAGAAATGCCTTTCGTCTATCTCCAGACCCTTTCCATCCCTTAACTTGTCTCATGTTAGACTTAGAACATTCGACTAACTTATCGAAATCCATCGGCCCACATAACATCATAGCAATTGACATTGCATCGACAATCGTTTCTGAACCACCACCAATATGAATGGCTGGTAACTCTGGAATAACTTTCTTTGCAAAAACAAAAGTTCCTTGGTTTTGTGCAATGATTGTTGCAAATGCTTTAGGGTCAAATCCACCCCAACCATTACCAGAAGTAATGTATTTAATCATACCACGACTTTGAATCATAGTCTTACCATTTTTTGCAAAGTTATTATTAAACTCAGCAAATGTTTTCTTTGGGTCACCAGGCATGTATCTAATCACAACCTTATGTCCTTCAGCTTTAAGAAATATGTTCCACTCTTTTACGACTCTTTGAGCCCATTTAGCATTACCACCCTCTGGCCCTGCTGGAACGATGTATGTAAAGGTTTCTGCATGTGCCGTAAGAGACATAACAATCAATCCATAACAAAACAAAATAGATAATAGTAAACTTCTCATTTTAAATTTTCCTTTTCAATTAGAATGTATATTTAATTTCAACTTTTAGATTGTCTCTAGTCTTGTCACCAATACCACTTTCTTGTCCATCCCAACGTCTTGAGAATGAAGGAACGATTTTAAAAGAAGTTTTGCTGTCAGCAACATTGAATTTAAAATCTCGATCAATCTTTAATTCGTTGAAGTTAGTTGTACTTGAAGAAGCATCTTGTGAGTGAGTTGCCTTAGTACGAATATCGCCAAGTTGTTCCCACTTATGCGATATAAATGCATAGTTGTAAGTTTTGGTTGTACCCTCATTAGAACTGTTATATTTGGTTTCACGATCAATGCCCATACCTATGTCTGTGGCATTTGCCGTAGTTGTCATTGCCATTAGGGCAACTGCTGTTAGTATTTTTTTCATCCTTATTTCTCCGTTAGTTAAAATGAACATACACTATAACATTAATTTTTATCATTGTCAAGTGTTTTCTTAGTTAAAATCACAATATAATTATTATCTTGGGCAGTAACAATTTCATCACTCCTTTTGATAAACCCCACACTTTCGTAAGCTGTTAAAGATTTTGTTTTAGGAACAGACCATACATATTGAGTATGTGCTGAATCCACGACGGCATTCAGTAACATATTACTAATTCTTCTTCCTCTGTAATCTGGATGTACCCACAGCCCTCTAGAGCGCCATGAGATTTGGCAGGTTTTATGTCCACTGTTCACACCGATTAACTTTTCGTTTTCATACACTCCATAGTAGTTGACATCTTCTGTTGTCTTTATATTTATATCATGGTCAATCATGTCTTTTACAATAACTACATTGTCATAGAAAAAACATTCCTTCATCAAAGTCCAAGTACTTACATTTGGGGTATCTTTCCTATCAGGCCAGAGTTGTTTCCAACCCTCAAGTATATCCTCAAATGTTATTTTCTTGACAGTATATATAAGATTTGGGTCTACACCTAAAGATAAAATACCTTTCCAAGAAGGTTTAACTGTATTATATTTTCTATCATATTCCCATATATTAAAATTGCCATGAAGGTCATCATAAACTGGTAATGTTGTATTTTTTAAATGATCTGGGTCTTTAAGATTCAATCCGACAAATTCTGCTAACACCATTAAGTTTTGTGGTGTAAGATTTAGATGAAATGAATCTTTCATTGATTGATTAATTATATTCATAGAATTAACAAGTGGTAAAGGAGTAGGTAGTTTTTTGTCAGCATATCTAATCTGTGATTTTATTAAATTATTAAATAAAGACATTACATTTGGACTTTTTACATTGTTGAATAATTCTGTATTTGTTATACCAAGAGGTATTATCATTAATGTTTTATTTTCTCTAATTTCCTTCCACAACTTATCTCTAAGTTTTTCATTTTTGGGAAACTCATAATCTTCTGATACGATATCGAATTTAGCATTTTGTATCCAAATGTTATTTGCAAAATACTGTGCTGTTTTACCATCCTTTAAAATAAATATTCCTAGTGGGTTCATCCCCCTATTCGTTACTCGTAATCCCTTTTCTTTTTTGGATGTGTATATTTTTCTTGCTTTCATTTGCTCTGTATTAAATGGTATACCCATTCCTACAATATCATAATCCCACGAAAGGTCATTCCACTCTTTACCAAAATATTTTTCACCCATGTTATACATTTTCTTTTTCTTCATAGACTTTTTTTCTGTGTTACCAGTTTGTCTAGACTGCTTTTTGAAAATATTAATTCTTTGTATTTCACGGTCTGCAAATGGGGCAAACCATTCGTTTCTAGGGTCTTGTGACTCTTGATATAATCTTGAAGATTGATAAGATGGTATCCAAAAGATATTATGTTTTAAAGGATGGTCTTTTAATTCTTTTAATATGTTTCTATAATATTCATAGATATAATCCATAGATTCATCTTTTGCTTTCCATATTTTTGGGTCATAATTGTCCATACCTCTACCATAATACACACGATTATTATACATATCTTTGATATAGTTTGTAATGTAAATGTCATCATCTACAACACCCATGTCTTTCATCCATTGAGTTTTTTTTGAATGATCTGATTCACTAGACTCACCAGACATTTTTATACCTTTGTGTTTTGATACTGAATGACTTTTAAGTGGATAAATTAAATCAGGCCAAAACTCTGTAAACACTTTATCCTCTTCTTCGTAAACATCATTTATAAAGTCTACCTCAAAGTTTTCTATTTCCCAACCCACCTCTTTTCTATATCTATCACAGCATATGTCATCTATTCCGTTATAATTATTAGGACTTGTGACATGAACTAAATTAGGATTGAATCCTCTATGTTTTAAAAACATGACTAACCAAGCGCTATCTCTACCACCACTTAGTCCAACTGTTATTTCTTTATCTTTGTGTAAATCGAACAGATAGCAAAATCTTTGATATTCCTCTTCTATATCATACTCAATCAAATCTTGATTTAAAAAAGATTTCCAATCCTCTTCAACTCTTTTGATTTGATTGTAGATTGTGCCTGGGCCTACTGTATGTCGTTTAAGATATTTTAATTG